CACTTTATGCGTCCCCCCTTTGCTTTACTTTACTTTGTTGTAATCAGCAAGCAGCAATGTGATAGGTTTGAGGTGAATTAATGTTATCTCCAGTGAGAAGATAATCGTGATTCAGTCTATCTTGAATTTCACGTTGAGCATCACGATTGGTGCGCAACTTGGTGGAGATGGTATCAACTCCTTTCCAAGTTAGAACTTGGAGAGTGAAACGAGTAGAATCAACTACAGGATAGAAACTAACAACCATTGTGCCGTCTTTTGATTGTAGTGTGGGAAAGTCAATCATTTGGGTAGTGCTCATACTATAGGGACACTTTGAAGGCCCCAGAGTTATTGTAACTCACTTAAAAGAAACATTAACCGCAACAATTTTGCAAGTAGGATTTCGCACTTTTGCTGTTTCTTTAGCACTTTTTACATCATTGGAATAAACTTCCTCTGTGAAAGTTCTTCCTCCCTGATACATCGTCACAATGTACTTCATGAGAAAACCTTTGGTAAACCAGCAACAATTAAGAAAGATAAGAGAGCAACAATGTCCCAACACTTATGGCGAATCATATAAGGAATGGCAAGAGAATTGCCCACCAGATATAATCGGCAACCTAAAGTTGTGTCATGATACATTGTGACGATGTAGGCAAAACAGATAATAAAACTGGAAAGAATACGGGCACGATTTTCAATCATCGGTAAAGATATCCTCCAGACCAGTCAGCATTCGCAAATAAGTATTCACGATCTTTAATTAATCGCAGGTCGAATCTAACACCTCTGGCAGGTGATTTCCAACCGGCAGACTTATAAACTTCACCCGTCTGTTTATCAACGAAGGCATGAACACTTTTATGCCCACCACCATCAATAAACACAATTTTGTGATACTTTCTACCACTCTCAATCACATAATCAATCGGGCAAATACCTGCCTCAAGATCTTTTTGGGCACTCAAGTGATACTCTAAACTATCACCACGATTTATAGAGTGTTGGTGCCCACGAATAGAATACTCACGAAAGTTATCTTTGAGAGCATCAATCAACTGATAGCAATACTTAACTATATTCAGTTGGATTGTGTTACGAGCATCCTGCCCAGCAACATAATCAGCAAACAAATCCCATTTATTTGATGTAAAGAACTCTTGAGTTGTTTGAGTGGTGAGTGTCATAATCAGTTAGAAGGTTCGGTGATCCAAATAGCACGATCAGTTCCCATAGTGAACTGATTATCCCAGATAAAGTGACAAGATTCTTGCCGAGTCCAGTGAAACTTTTCAACGAAAAAGTCTACTGCCTGAGTCATACAAACAAAGCGGTGAGTTTGTCTCATTTTAGAGATTTGAGAAGAGGTGTTCATACTATAGGGACACTTTGAAGGCCCCAGAGTTACTAACTCCAGGATTTCTCCAGAGTGAAGTTGAGTCTGCTAAACTCTGTGCGATTCACAACTTTGTATGAACCATACTTATTAGTAATCACATAACCTTCGTGTTCACTACTGCGACCATCAATCTCACAGGAAATGTTTCTGTCAGCACGAATGTAGAAGAACAAATCCATCTTTATGCTCTCCACAAGTTTCCACAATCTAATCAAGTTTTTGTCGCAATTACACTTCTCGGCAATCTCATACTCACACACTTTGCGATTCTCACGAATACAAAGGTTGATCTCTTTCTTGATCTTGATTGCTTCTTTTTCGGACACAAATTCACACAAAGTGCTCATCTGTCGGGCAAAGTTACAGAAGTCAAGAATATCCTCACGATCCGCAGTCAGAGACACTCTAGGACGCACCCATAAGACTGTAGAACAGGCACGAACTTTCGCACCGAAGGATGCACTACAATCACGAAGATTGCTCCCAGAATAGGTTGTATGAGGGGCAAAGATAATCGGTTGAGTGATTACTTTTGGAAACTTATAGGTGATAGTATTGGGGCAATAAGTATCGGAACCACCATAACCAATAAAGTCTCCCTGAATAATACCAGAGATTCGTGGTAGATTGTGAAAGCAAGCAATCAGAATCTCTGAGACACGAACATTATTACCGTGATTACGAAGAATATCTTCTACGGAATAGTTGATTTTGATCTTGACTTTATTGAAGACACTTTTGGTGCCCACGAAGAACTTACCGTTCTCTGGGTTTGTACCAAAAACGATTGCGGGACTTCCATCAATTTTGACGGTAATCTTTGATTTTGATTCATACATCCAGTTGAGAACCTTAAGATTTCCAGTCAAAATCTCATCTTCTGGGTGTTCTAGGTGTGTGTTCTTCATACTATAGGGACACTTTGAAGGCCCCAGAGTTCTTACATAAATGCTTCTATTCCTATAGGTTCACCAAAAGAGTAATCATAAGTAAGTGCATCGTGACAAACATAATGAGGATGATTTATATCAACACCAAGACGTTCACACATTTCTTTGTGATTATCTGACATCAATTCAACAGCATAAAGCATATGATTGAGAACTTGATCTTCTGAGTGATATTGTAAAAGTTTAGTTTTGAGTGCAATCATAAAATTTCCGTTTCCTGCTGCTGGATCTAAAAAAGTAGAGTTAGAATTTTTGAGTTCGTCCTCTGGTATGTTTTCGTCAATCAGTTTCTCGCACAATTCAAGAGGAGTAAAGACTTCTGCGGTGAGTTTAATTCGATCATCTGAACGTTCAATTTCAGATCCTACCTCCAAATTATGCTTGTTTTTCATCTTCTTTTTTTGAAAAATTGTACCATTGCCCATTTTCAATGAAAGATTTCTCTTCCTCTGTCAAATTAAATCCATCAGGAGGAATACAAATTCCGTTAATTTGTCTTTGTGATATTTGACTGTCAACTCTGCGAAGATAATCAAATAACCATAAACCAAGTTTGGAACTTAAAAACTCATAGTCCTTATTATAAAAGTTGATTCTCCCCTTACCACCGAGTTGTACTTTAGGATAACCAAACGTATGAATTGTGCCGTCCAGCACTCTTTTTTTATCACTACGAATCACTTCAAGAGGTTCTCCAATTTTATTTGATATAATCTTATTGTATAAATCATATTCTACCTTACTTTTGATAGCTGGGGGAAGATAATAAATTTGCTTTGGATCATACAATCCGTTAATTTCTGAATTTGTATGAGTAACTTTGACTTTTTCTTGTGATTTTTTATTCTGATATACCCAACTACAAATTGGAGATCCCACTGTAGGAAAATAAGAAGATGTAGTATAGTCGATTGAAGTTACTGATCCAGATTTCATCAAACTATTAAGAGTTTCTGTTGGTTTGTTTATAATTGTAGATTTGGTGAGTGCTGAAGGCGGAGTGACATAGATCATCATTCCATCCTCTCTCAAAAGATCGAGTCCAAGATTAATAAAATCAATATACAAAGTATTCTTTCCATTCTTACCCTTTTTTGTCTTGTCTTTAGGAGCATTGAAGGGGGGATTAGTAATTAATACGGTAAATTTCATTTGTGTGTTCACATATAGTTTTTTAGATTGGTGAGAAAATTTAAGGACTTTGAATCCAAGTCTCTTAAGGTGTTTTATAAAGTGTGGGTGGTATTCAACACACACAATCTCTGCACAAGGATATTTATTGCGAATCATTAGGGGAATAGATCCGTTCAAAGCATTAATCACCACAAAAGAAATCTTATCTTCGTCAATTTCAGAAAGTTTTTCTTTCAACTCAGTAGACTCAACAAGTTTTGTTGCCAAATCAGTGGGAGTATAAACTAGTCCAATATTTGCCTTTTCCGAAGTATTGGTATAGACAATATCAAGTTTTTCTTCAATAGGCAATCCCTTAAATGCTTTTTCCTTATCATTTATATGTTCTTGTAATTTACCTCGAAAGGATTCATTTTCACACGCAGCATCAATTACATATTGAATATCAGGAAACACATCTCTCATGCTCTCACTTTTAAGAATTTCAAGCAATTTGTAATTTCCAGTGGAATCTGCAATCCAGTTAGACTCTACCATCACATTCTGCACCAAAGTTGCAAATTTTTGCTTTATAGAATCTTCTTGTTTCTCTGTTGGTGACTTGGTATTGGGTTTGAACACTTTTGCGCCATTTACACTATTCAGAGAAGTCATTCCAACATGATGTTTGTCAGACACCTTTTTAATTTCTGAAAGATTCATAGAATCCCAGAAAGAAGGTTTGAACTCTCCAAAAGTAGAGTACAGAGTAGATACATGAATAGTGTCCCTAGAAACACTTTGATAGTGCTGCTGAAGAGAATTTTGAATTTCTTCGTAGGAAATAAGCACTCCATCTTTGATTGAAGAGTATTCAGTAAGAGAAATGTTATCAAACATTTCTCTTGGATCTTCCCCGTTTAATTTGGCACTACGATTCACCATTTCTCCCAAAGTGAGTCTGATTTCACTACCGGGACACATATTATAAAGCACTACTGATTTTTTTCCATCCAGAGTACGAATGGATCGACCAATCAGTTGCTCAAAAGAATCAGCACTTGAAATCTTATCAAACAAAATGATGTGCCCAATCTGAGGAATGTCAGTTCCAACCATGAGTTTTTCACAGGTCAGAATTATGACTCTCCTATATTTTTTGAGAAGACTATCAACATGTTCTTTTGGAGAGACACTGGATTTGGTAAGTTGATACGCATCAATGAAATGAATATCCTCTGGTGTACTCTCATTCCATAGTTTTGCCAACTCAGGAATATAATCTACAGCAGAGTTATCTGTCTGTCCTGCGGGAAGTTTTATCAGACCAACTGATTTACTGACTGAAGAAAGTTGAGTGTCATTTTCAACATTAAAGGCATTTCTATTTTCTGGTTTCCAATCATCATACATCAATCTCACAAACTTGACCAAATCTGCCCGATAGACAAATTCTTTGTTTGAACATGAAAACAATTTGCGAGGGTCAAATCCTTCTTCAAGATTATACTCAGACTTAAGTTCATCACTCAAACAAGAAAAAGGAGTATTCAGACTTTTAATCAAAACCTCAGGAAGATTTGTTTCAGCACGATATTTCAATCCCCACATAAGATTGCGATTCACAATCATGTCGTCGGAGTAATTTCCAATGATTTTGTATGGAGTTGCGGTCATGTCAAGAACTGCCCCCTCTTGAATTAAATCCAAAAGATTTGAAGTTCTGTTTCCAACATAGTATTTGTGTGCTTCATCACGGCACCACAGATCAATATTTTCCTTCAGATAGAAATATTTCTCACGAAGATCAAACTCATCATCACCCTCAAAGAAAAGATCTTGCGCCGTGAGAAGAATAAAAACAATTTCACCTTCCTCTGCTCTCTTTTTGAGATAATCAAAGGAACTTGCATTTAGATCTTTTGCTGTTACACAACTGTATTTTTGATTTCTATTCGACCCCAAACAAACATTACCATTAATTTGATCCTCAAAAGACAGAAGAGTGTCTTTAACAGGACTTGTTATGAGTACAATACCACCCCGTTCGGTCAAAAATTGAGTTGCTATTACTACACTCAGAAGAGTTTTTCCTATTCCAGTATATCCTACAAGCAGACACTTGTTATTTTTTTCAAGAATCTCTACACAGGCATTGATTGCCTCTTCTTGCCCAAAACGTGGAGTATATAGTTTTTTAGTATTGAAAAACGATTGAATACCACAGTATTGCTCAATACAACTTACAAGAAGTTCCATGTGGTCGGAACCGTTGAAATTGACTAGTGTTTCTGTATTATATCCAGGTTTTTGATGTCCTGGATATAATGCATCAAAAGGAATCTTATCCTGTAAATAAAGTTTATGGATTAACTTACGAATGTCATCATCATAGTCTTTCTCTTTATGTTCTTTCTTGTCAATGACTATGAATGCAAGAATATAGGTATTTTCAAATTGATCTCTCTTATTACGATAAGAATATTGTATTACTTCTTCTGGAGTTTTACCAACACCCGAAATATGAATTTCTCCTAGTTTGACATTTTTTCCATCAGTCCGAACATAAAGTAAAAGATGATGTGATTTAATAATTCCTTTGTAGGAATCACTAAGAATGTAATATTTGGACTTTGACGTGTCAAGTGTGAGCATTTTGATTAAATACTAGAATAGTACTATACACGATTCATCAGACATTTGGGGAACTAGTGTGGCACTAAAAGAACTGGTTGAATCCAACCAATTTCCCAAAGGAATAATCGTATGAAGATTGTGCTTACAATATGGTAGCATAGTGTGAGTCAGCGACACGCTCTGAATCGTTGGGAATCTAATGCTTTCAGACTACTCAAAAGACCGTTAGCATAATCCTTGAATCCGAAGACTTCGGGCATCCGAACATCAAGTGCTGCACAGGAATATGCAGCAAAAGTGATAGCATCATCAGTATGGCGGAGGTGTCCTTGATCACGGAAGTAACGGAGACAAGCAACACGATCTCGACCGTGTAATAGATATGCCTCTGCCATGGCATCGTATTCTTCAGCAGTCCAACGGGTGTTGCCAGCAGTAGTAAAGGTTTTTGTTGAATCAATGATCTGTTGAGCAATACGCTTGCCTTGGTTAAACATACGGCGATCATCCTGCTCTAGATTAGACAGACCAAACCCAGCAACATAAGATGTCAATTCCTCATAGAATGATAGAGCAGCAGAGTCAGAAGCAGTGAGAGTCATTGAGTAGAAGTGGTTTGGATTTTGTGCTTACACTATAAGGACACTTTGAAGGCCCCCAGAGTTCTTATAGAGAAATCTCTGCAAGACTCTTACCTTTTTTGTGGTCACTGATATACTTTCGTGCCGAACTTTCGGTTCTACAAAGTTTCTCAAGTTGCTGCCCGTTGTGTATGATAATGTATCCAGAGTTTCCATATGGAACAGCAGCATATTCTCCCTTGTTGATTAGAAATCCGTCTTTCATTTGTGTTACTTTTCAAAAAATCGGTGTTTTCGTTTGTGGTGAATGACCTTTCATACCCTCAGGGTAGAATCGTCAAAAAATCAGGTTTTTTATTCAGTGGTGAACTAGGGTCTCATTGGGTCTCAACTGCGAACCACTGATATTGCTGGTTCTCCCTTATTGAAGATTGTATCAACAACTGCCTGAATGGATCGTGAAGTTGAGATACCAACTTTATCATACACGGGAACAACAACCAGACCAAACTTCTTGGATGAGTCACCCAAACGAATCACACGTCCAATAGTTTGACTGATGCCAATGTAGTCCATATTGCGCATAAACAATACTGCCTCCAATCCTGATACATTAATGCCCTCAGATAGAATGCTATGATGAATCACAACAAACTTCTTGGAGGAATCTTTGCCCCAGGCATTGAGAGTATCAAAAAATACCTCACGATTGACTTTCTTGCCGTCAATGACAGCACCAGTCTTAGCAGTAATCATCATCCAGGAATATCCACGTTTCTGTAGTTCAGAACAGAAAGGAGATTGTGATATCAACCCAACGATTTGCTTGGTGCTGCGAGCACAAATCAGAATCTTGCTGACCTGATTATCAGCAATCGTTTCCAGTAGATTGTCTGCATCTCTCTCATATATCATCTGCTTGTCTTGCACCATCGGAAGTTGCTTGATGACAACTTTAGGGGGCAATATGTAACCTTGATTCACCAATTCAGGAGCAGGAACTTGACAGATGACATTACCATAAACCTCAGGAAGATTCATTCCTGGTTTAGACACCGTAAGAGAATGTTTTGGAGTAGCAGTCATAAAGTAGCAACGATTTGCATTCGCAGAGAAATACTCTGTTGCGGGGAAAAAGTTACGTTTGACGGAATTATGTGCCTCATCAAAATATATTGTATCCACATCAATCTCGGCATCAACCAGACGTTGGAGAGAGTTATAGGTTGTGAATATCAACTTCTGACGAGAGTTATGAGTATCCACCCACTGACGGATTGTATCCGGATTTGTGGTGGATTCGTGATGAGTTTCTCCACTGTGAACGTGAAGAACTTCTGCATTCACAATAAACTCAAGAAACTCACTG